CATGTCGGCCCCTCTCATGTCGGCCCCTCTCATGTCGGCCCCTCTCATGTCGGCCCCTCTCATGTCGGCCCCTCTCATGTCGGCCCCTCTCATGTCGGCCATTTCTCCTCCATCCTCATCATTCAACCACATCTTGTGTTTTTCCAGGATGGTTTTCAGTTCGTTTGTGTTCATGGTTTTGCCTCCCGAATATTATCTTTAATCCACTCAATGTACATAAGCGCGTCAACAAGCTCCTCCTCAATATAGCGGATACGGGTGTCGATGCTGGCAGGGTTGGCCTCCAGGGGCAGTCCGTATTTTTTCAGGCCCTTTTCCCGCTGGTGGTGGTAGATGGCTGTAATGCGATCCCAGTATTTATCCACGACGCAGCTCCTCCCAAATTTTGCTAGACACAATCTCCCTGCTCCCCTGGTATTTGCCGTGGTAGGTATCCGTCACCTCCCCGCACACGGGATGATAGGACAGCTGCCCGATCTCCATGTTGGGGTAGATGCGGACCGGCTCCACGGCGACAATCTCCAGTGTCCAGTAGCCCTTGAATCCCACATCACCATAACCAGCCGTGACGTGGATGAACAGCCCTAAGCGCCCTATGGAGGAACGCCCCTCCAACTTCGGCACCAGTCCGTAGGTCTCCGTCCACTCGTTGGTGCGACCGAGGTAGAGCTTCCCAGGGGTCAGCACAAGCCCCTCATCGGGGATGGTGATGGTCCGTGTCCGGTTGTCCTGCCGGGGATCCAGACAGGCCTCGGTATAGACCATCAACTCCGGGGCCAGGGAGACGTTGTAGCTGTTCGGGTTTACCCGGGCATCGTCCCAGGGTTCTATCACGATGGATCCAGCCTCATGCTGGAGTTTGATTTCGTTACCGCTTAAAATCATGGATTCCTCCTATTTCTCAGACCCGCTTGATACACCGCTTCTAGGAACGCCTCTGCGTTCTCTAACGTACGTTCCCTGCCGAAGCGGTTAGCTGCAGCCTCAATTTTCTTCCAAAACTGCGCCCGTTCCGTCTGCCCTTCCCGGACTGCCTGGAACTGCTTTTTTCTTATCTCGTACTCTCCCCGGATCCTTCCCTTCTCTGCCGCGGCATCCTCTCGAGGGATCTCACCCCGGCGATAGAGGGCATATAGATACCGCATAGCCTGGTAGGCTGCTTGGTCGTAGAGTGGAAGCCCCTCTGGCATGGCATCCCCTCGCATGGCGTCCCGCTCCCAGGGAAAGGAAAACCTCTCTCCCCCTGTTTTCATCGGTACTCTCCCAGGTCTAAGTACCACCCCAAAACCTGCACCGCTGCCTCCCAGCCGCGGCAGACGCAGGCGAAGTTTCCCGCCTCGCCCAGCTTCTTGATCCACCACTCTTGGGCCTGGCTGGTGCGGCCCCGCTCTGTTTTGAGCTCGATGTACAGGGCGTGGTACTCCCCTCGCGGCACTGGCAGACAGAGGTCCGGTACACCCTTCTTTACGCCGCCGGCGCGGTCGATGGCCACTTGGGTGGCGCCGCCTTGGGTCTCATTTTTGATGTGAAACAGCAGGGCGAGCTCCGGATACAGCGCGCGGACCTTCGGCTGCCGGGACCACCGGAATACTGCGGATTGATGCTGATACTCTGTCACGTCATGCACTCCTTCCCCCCGTGGAACAAACGGTTTAGAATTTGACTGGCCTGCCCCTTGGTTAGTCCGCTTGGGTCAAACCCTCTGCACCGCCGCCGGATGATGTTCAACTGGTTCTCGCTGGCCGGCTGCTTCCCCCAGCGGTCCACCACATTCCTGTCCCAGAGATACCGGGAATCTTGGCACTCCTCTTGCAGGTATCGGTATGCCTCGTCTAGCCGTTCCTGCAGGGGCACGCCATTCACCTGCCCCAGTGCATCTGGGCAAGGGATGGTGATCTTCCGCCGCTCCGGCAGGGAGCACACCAGGGATCCATCTGGCATCCGAAACCAGTTCACATCGTGGAGTTGGTACTTCTGTTCCTCTGCCCACAGGTTGACGATCTCCACGTTTTTGATCCAGCTTTCCGGGCAATCCGATGCAGCAGCCGCCCTGACCGGGAGGTCGAAAAGCATGCCCTGGACATCCTGCCGTCGTCTCTCGGGAACGTCATCCAGATTGATCCCCAGCAGAGAGGGCGCCGTACACAGGGAGGCCTTCCCGGTGGTCCCCACGCAGTCGATCAGGATGAGCCGCTCTTTGCCGGGATACAACCGGAGTCCTCTTCCTACCATTTGGGTGTAGAGCGCGTCAGACTGGGTGGGCCTTGCCAGGATCACCGTTTCCACGCGAGGAATGTCCGTCCCCTCCGTGAACACCATGCAGTTGACCAAGCAGGGAATCTCCCCGTCCGTAAACCGTCGGATGATCCCAGCCCGGTCCTTGGTCTCTCCGGTGACAACGACGGCGCCAGGGATCCTCGCCGCGATCTCCTCTGCCTGGGCCACATTCACCGCGAAGATCAGGGTCGCCCCTTCCGCTTCCTCCCGATAAGCCTGGGCGACGGCGTCAGCGGTGCCCTCCATCGCTTCGGCCAACTCACCGGGGGCGTAATCCCCCAGGCGGGTATGGACGGCGGAAAGGTCGTACCCGATGTTCACCCGTTTACACAGGATGTCACAGAGGTAGCCGTTTTGGATCCCCCACCGCAAATCTCGGGAGAAGATGATTTTCGAAAACACATCGTCCAGCCGTACCTTATCCCCTCGGTTCGGCGTTGCAGTAAACCCAAGCGTCAGGCGGGGGCGGAAATGGGAGAGGATTTTTCGGTAGGTCCGTGCAGCGGCGTGGTGGGCTTCATCCACGATTACCGTGTCAAACTCGTCCTGGGCGAACCGGTCCAGGCGCCGCACCAACGTCTGCACGCTGGCGGAGATCACATCCTCCCCGTGGCTCCGGCTGGCGGCACGCTCCACCCCAAAAGAGCAGGCGTAATACTTCCTGGGCTGCTCCACCAGTTCCTCTCGGTGAGAAAGGAGCAGCACCCGCCCCTGCCGGGGTAGGTTGGCAAAGGTGACGGTTTTGCCCAACCCGGTAGCCATCTGCACCAAATACCGTCCTGGGGGCTGCGCGCTGATGGCGGAGATGGCCTCCTTCTGATACGGCCTTAACTCCATGGGGAAGATTCATCTCCTTCCGTGCGTTTGTCCAACGTGTCTCGAACGATATCCAGGATGATGTCTGCCTCCTGCCGGGTGAAGTTTACCGCCGGCTCGCAGACAATCTGCTTCACGATCTTCGCTGCGTGCTCGGAGATCTTCATCAAGCGGTACGGCGGGATGTGATACCCGTTCTTTTCCATGTTTGTGTCCTCCTTTCTTATCTTGTGGGACCCGTGGGACCGTGTGGGACTGGCGGTCCCACGTGCAAACCCTTGAGCCTCAACGGTTTCCGGGTTTTGTGGGACTGTGGGACCGATTTCACGTTTTCCTATATAGGAAAAATGTGTACGTGTACACACCCATTTCTATAGGGGGTGTGTGTATGTCCAAAACAGCCCCACAGTCCCACACGGGACCGCAAACCCTTCTGTGCCAACGGTTTGCGCTGTGGGACCGATGTGGGAAAATGCCCCAAAATCCCCCGCATCGTGGGACTTTTCACAGAATTTCATCTAATTCTGCCTCCTCTTCTTCTGGAAGAACCAGGCAAACGCACTCCGACAAGATGCCGTTGATCCGCTTGCCTCGGGTCATGTTTTTTCCCCGGGTCCGAATTTTTCCGTTCTGTTTCAGCCAACTCAGCACCGCCCTTGGGGAAAAGCCGGCATCTGAAACGGCGTCGTGGAATACCTTTCGGATGATGTACACCTCGCCGGCCTCGATGGTGCCGTATACATCCCGCCCGGTGCTCTCCGCCGTGGAGGCGGCAAATCGCAGGCCGTTTTGCGCCACCCAATCGCACAGAAACTGGTACCCCCGCTCCCCGGTGGAAACGGTGGCCCTCGAGGCCAGAAACTCCGCCATGTCCTCCATGGTAAGCTCCCTGCCATCCTGGAACAGCCAACCGGTCGCCAGCTTGTCCGCCACTAGGATGGCAGCGGCGGCCATTGCCTGCTTCTCGGTGGTGTCCCGCCGGGAGAGGTCTTTAAACAGGGCGTTGTATTCCTGGCGGACCGTGTCCAGCGCGCCGTCTATGCCGTAAAGCAGTTCTACGAACCGACGGCCTGCAAAGCCATAGTTTTGCTTCAGGGCATTGGCCACCCGCATGCCGTCTGTAATCACCGCATGGTCCGCCTTGCACTCGATGTCAATCACCCGGTTTACTGCCCCGGCGCCGGCGCTGGTGGAGGTGAGCGGGCTCTCTCCGGTGGTGAGGATACAGTTCCGCCAGGTCGGGGTCAGATCAATGCCGCCGGCCTTGTTCCCCCGGGTGCGGCCCACCCCCTGGGCCAGCTTGTACACGTCGAACTGCGTACGTCCTCGCCCGTCTTTGGCCAACTGCAACTCATCCAAACAGAGGGGCAGGTGATTGAGGAACGCCGCCGTCTTTTCGTGGCCCACCACGGTGGCGTCAAAAGTTTTGATGTACGCCCCCATGGCGGGGTCTGCCCACACGGAGGCCGCCAACATCAGCGCCACCGTCTTGCCGGTGCCGGAATCCACGCCCCACAGGTGGACGAAGAAGGGCAGCGCCCCCAGGACCTCCAGCAGCGGAGACGCGAAAGATGCCGCCAGTACGATCCTGGCCGTGGTGGACATCGCCCGGCAGTCTTTGGCCACATCCACCCACGCCTCCCATGTTCCGGAAGAACGGACGCAGGCGAAGAGATTTTGGAAGGCTGCATCCCCGTCAAAAATCAGACCATCCACATAGGGGGAAAAGCCCTCCCCCGGAATGTATCCCAGCCGGCCGATGCTCTTCCGCTCTGGGATGCGCTCATAGTTCAAATTCTCAAGATCGGAGATGTACTGGACGAAGGCCTTTGCCGTCTCGCTGGTGACCGAGACACCACGATCTGCCAATGAGGTGACCTTCTGCGCGGAAGCCAGCGTCGATTTGTCCACGATGATCTCCCGCCAAGACCTCCCCTTCCGGAAGGCCAAGCGGAGCTTTTCCACCCCGGTGTCGATGTTAACCAACCGCTCCACCGGCATTACCGGATGGGGACAAGCCACAAGAGTGGCCAAGCTGGAGGACTTCAGCACGCCGGTGTCATCTGCCTCCCACTCGCCAGCATCCAGTTCCATGGGCTGGCCGGTAAACATGGTCACATTGCCGGCCAGCATCCGTCCGTCTGGCAGGGAAACCGTCTCGCAATACCGCTTATACATGGTTTTGAACCCGACAAACCCCTGCCGCTTGGCGTAGTCAGCCATCACCGCCAGAACCCGTTCATGTTCAAAGGGGTTCTTCCGGAAGCTGTACACATATTCGTATGGGGCAACCCCCGCCACGAAGTCCTCCAGGGAATAACTCAATTCTTCCATCGTAACCACCTCCGATCCACCATGCAGTCCAGCAGGTACGCCAGCCACGGAAGCTCCTTCACCGCCGTCTCATAGAGGGGGTGAATGTAGTCCCCGTCCCCCGGCTCCGGCGCGAAGGCCAGCTTCACAGCCCACCAGTACCGGTGTTCCTGGAGGAGCGCCAACTCTTCCTCTCCTTCCCGGGCCAGACGTTCCTCTGCCTCCTGGGCTTTTTTACGGGCCTCTGACAGGGCTTTTCGATCTGGGGTATCCGAGGTCAACCCCAGGTGAAAGTCCGCGTTGAGACGAAGGCAGGCCTGCAGGAAGGTGATTCCAAAGAGCTCCATCACAAAATCGATCGAGGAGCCACCTTTCCCACAGCCAAAGCAATGCCATCCGCCGTCCGGAAAGAGTTTCAGGGAGGGGGTTCGGTCCCCCTGGTGGAATGGGCAGCGGAGGAATCCGTTCCGCGCCGGCGGGTACCCATAGAATCTGGCTGCTTCCTCCGTGGTGACCTGGGCCTTGATTTGGGCGGCCAGGTCAGAACGGGAAGTCTTCATCGCCCTCTCCTGTCATCGGTTCCAGCGGGGGCGATTCTGGGGAGCCCTCTGGGGCGGCCTCCTTCGGCCCGACAAAGTGCACCCGATCCACGGACAGCTCCGTGTTGCTCCGGCTGTTTCCGTTCTGGTCCTGCCAGGCATTGGTCCGAAGTTCTCCTTCCAGGACAATTTCTTTTCCTTTGGAAAAGTGGTTCTGTACTATCTCCGCGGTGTTCCCCCAGGCAGTGCAGGGCAGAAAGAGTTTGACCTCCTGTTCCTTGTACTTCCTGGACCACGCCACCCGGAAGTTACAAACGCTTGTCCCGTTGTTTGTGGTTCTGGTCTCCGGGTCCGCCACCAGGCGGCCGTGTATAATCGCTTTGTTTACCATGTCCCAACCTCTCTATAATCCAAAATCGTGTGGAGGGCGCAGGTTGCCCGGCAGTAAGGACAGTTCCCGCAGCGCTTTGGGGCCTCCCGTCCCTCCTTGATGGCTTGGTACCGGGGCGCCCGGTCCTCTACCTCCGCCAATTTTGCGGCCAAGTCCCCGTCAGGGATGTACAGCGCCTCCAGACCGGGCGGGTCCTCCTTGGTCCCCACCGCCAGGATGAAAGGCAGCAGATGCCCTTCTATGGCCTGGTAGATGGCACCCTGAAGGTCATAGCCCCGGCGTACGGCAAAGGGAACGCGGCAGCGGGTCTCCGGGTCCCAGATGTCCTCCGTGTCCCGCATTACCTTTTGGTCTACAATGGCGCCGTCACAAAATCCTAGGGCTGTTTGTGTTTCCGGAAACTGCCGGACAATCTCCCGGCAGGTCTCGGCGTCCAGTAGGCTGTCGATCTTGATCTTGAACGGTACCCCCGCAATGGCCCCGGTTCGGATCACCTGCTTTTCCCCACGCATCAGAAGGGTGTAAAGGGGATCCCCTTCCATCCTTCGGATCAGTTCCTCCGCCCGGAGAAACTCCGACTTCAGGGTGCCGTCCCGCTTAAACAGGCCTGGGTGTTCCGCCCGAAAGGTATCCATCTCTTGGGAGAATGCCGCGTCCACGTAGGACCCCACCAGCAGGGCTGTACTCTCCTGGGAGGGCCATTCCCCGCGGAGTTCTGCCAGCGCGGCAGCCTCGCAGCGATCGAAGGCCTTGAATTGGGAGGCGCTCATATAGGCCATCTGGATTTCCGGGGAAAAGTAGTTCTCCCGGGTGACCTCTGGTAGACTCACGCCTCCACCTCCCCTTCCGCCACCTTCCGCTTTTGTGCACAGGCTGCACACAGGGTCGCTCCGTACTTCTTCTCGGTGTAGGTCGCCAGCCACCGGGCATCCCTCCCCATCGCCGGGGTGATGGCCTGGCCGCAATCTTTGCAGGGGGGCACCGGCGCCTGCGCCTTGGGCCGGAAAGGGCGGACCCGAACGGCGGAAACCACATCCCCAAACGCCTTGATGCCGTGCTCGATGTAGAGTTGCACCTGCACCCCAGGCCAGTCCTCAAAGTAACCGCTGCCGGCCACCTTCTCGATGGATTTGGACCGGGCCACGTTGAGGATCATGGGTTTGTTCCCCGCCTCCTTCCAGTGAATCACCGCCTTCTTGGACTTCCCCTCGGCGGTCTGGACGGTTTCCGCTTGGTTGACCTTCTCGATGGTGAGGACCTTTTCTTCCCCTTCCTGAAAGTCCCCCTCCCCGATGAAGTTCGGGTCAGAAACCACTTTCTTCCAGTGGGTCTTCACGTCTCGGCACCTCCCGACAGGATGAACTCGCAGAACTGTTCCAGGTTCTCGTCGATGTACTCCGACATGGTGAACCCGTGGGTCTGAAACATGAAGTCCAGAAACGGGTCCGGCTCCTCTTTGATGTATGCCCGCACCACCTTCTCTGACACAGGGAAGTTGATGGGCTTTGGGAACCACTCACTCATGGTTCGATTCCTCCTTCTTCTTTTGCTGGTTAATCCAGTTGTAAATGGTTTTGACCGTAACGTGATAGTGCTCCGCCAAAACCTTCTTGTTCTCCGTCGTCGCCCTCCGTTCAGCGAAGTCTGCCGGGACGCCCCGCCGCTTGTAGCAGCATTTGCCCTTGCAGTCCAACGCTGGGCAGTGGAGGCAGCGCTGGATTTTCTCCATAGGTTCCGACCGCGGCACGCGGGTCCTCCCTCGGTTTCTAAGGGAGGGACTTTCTCTCCAGGGTCGATGCCCTTGTGTTTCCACCTTCACGCCGTTGATCTTCATGACGCAACCTCCATTCACACTTCGGGCAGATGTACACCTTTCCGCCTGGTTCTATGGCAGACACATTCCGCCGGTTGCCACAACGGCGGCAAACGCGGTACACGGGGCCGCTCATACTACACGGAGGGGAATGCCCAGACGGGACAGGGCGGCGTTGGTGCGGGCCTTTCGGTCCTTCTTGGCCTGCTCAGCGTGGCGCTTTTTCATGACAGGAGCAATCGCCCGGATCATGGTGTCCTCAGCCAAAGCGGCCTTTCTCTCTAACAGTGCGTTCATTGTGTTTCCTCCTCTTTCTTTCCCTCCGCCCAGGCGATAAATCCAAGACGTGGGATTTTCATACGGTTTCCAATAAAGATAAACCGGAACGGGATTGATTCCGGGATTTGCTTCGCCTGCACCCGGATTTTCTGCGGGTCGCACCCGAGTACCGGAGCGATGTCGGCAGGCGTGAGCACGTCTTTTGTGCTCGCGATGATTTCCTGGTAGGTCACGGTTGGCCTCCCTTCGTGATTGCCACCGTCGCCAACACAACAGCCCAGGCGAGGATGGCGAGGCGCAACGGTTTCATGGTTTTTCCGCCTGGTCCTTATCTTTTTCGCCGGTTACTTTCGAGTCTAAAAACGCAGAAAAAAATGCATTAACAATTCCGAGCGCCTCACCAGTAGAAGCGCCTGCATCCACCGCAGAGCGATACATAGTAAAGCACAGGCTCGCAACCATACCAACAGAATCACTCAGCTTATCGAGATCGATTTCATTTTCCAAGATTTTTTCCTCCATTGTTTATAAACTTATCACAATGCGATTCAAGACATTTCCACATCCAAGCATAATGGGCAATCACTCTCGTTCATCGTTGGTTTTAATCGGTAACAAACCAATCCTCCGCAATCAAGTCCTCCGCTGTGGGCTGCCACCCACGGCGGGGGCCTCTTGCTGCCAAACTAGTAATCACACAGCAATCCGGCGTGTTGGTCGGGAATACCTTGAGGTCCGCCCCGCGATATGTATTTCGCCACGCTTCCCTTGTGATGTACTGTTTGTCCGCATGTCTTGCCTTAATTGCATCGGAGATAATCATGCTTTTCACCTCTCTTCTGTGTTTTCTTGTAGGAACTTACGTTTTACGAAAGTCGTCCGCAAAAAAAATCCCAGCAGCTTCACTCCGCGTGTCGCAAAGTATATCGGCCAATTTCGCCACAACGCTATAGGGCATTTTTTCGGGATTTTCAAGGTAAGAGGACATAGTATTCCTATTTACTCCGATGTCTTCAGAGATAGAGGTAATGTTATACCCACGCTCCGCCATCTTCCCCCGAAGCTTTGGAACGTCTACGAATACCATAGTGACCACCTCCTTTCTTTCGTTTTGCGTAAGCTTATGATAGCACCCATCCGCCTGCTTGTCAATACGTTTGGCGAAAGTTTTTTCGCAAAACGAAAGATTTTTCTTGCGTATTTCTGTGCGGTGTGGTATTATAGGTACACAGCGATGGAGGTGCAAAGATGAGTGCTCTGTCAAAGATACTTAAGAAGCGAAGGAAAGAACTCGGCTTAACATTGGCACAAGTTGCAGACGCAGTAGGCGTTACTGAAGCTACAGTGCAGAGATGGGAAAGCGGAAACATTAAAACAGTTAGATACGAAAAGTTGGCCCCGTCGTCGAGTCTTCTTGGCGTGTCTCCGGCTGATCTCATGGGTTGGAGTAGTGACGACGATCTCCCGTCTAATATCTCTCGGATAGAACCCATGCAAAAAATCCCCCTTGTGGGTCAGATTGCCTGCGGGACCCCCATCCTGGCGGAGCAAAATATAGAGGATTACGTTGACCTGCCCGGACACATTCGGGCGGACTTCGCCCTGACCTGCAAAGGGGAAAGCATGATCGGAGCCGGGATTAGGACCGGAGACATCGTATATATCCGAAAGCAGGAAGAAGTAGAAAATGGCCAAATCGCCGCCGTCATGGTAGGAGGTGACGAGGCAACACTAAAACGAGTCTATACCAAACCAGGGGTTGTCCAGCTGGTGGCGGAAAATCCAAATATAGCCCCAGCGGTTTTTATAGGCAAAGAGGCTGAACAAATTCATATCATTGGACTGGCCGTAGCGTATACACATGTACTAGATTGATTGGAGGAACAACAATGAAGAAAGAGAGAGCGATTCCCATGATCCTTAGTGTTGCACTTGCGTTGTGTTTGGTCGGGTGTGGCAATGACGCGCCGCCGGAAGAAGAAGCAGAGCCGGAAGCCACACAGCAGTCCAACGCAGAATCTGAACGAATAAAAACAAATGACTTTAATAATGGTGCGTCAGAATACTATATAAAAAATTTGTGGTTTTCTGTCCCCTCATCCTGGAGGATGGATAACGAAAGGAACCCAGGGACAACATACTTCTACCCACCGTCTGGGAACGGACTGGAGCTTCTTATGGTGGTGTTTTCAGAGTCAGAAGAATCCATATTGAAACAAGAAAGTGTGGATGGACTTATTTCCGGTTTGGAAGAAGGAAACGAAAACTATAAATATACTTCAAGTGCATTTGATAAAAATCTGATTGGCGAAAACTATGCGATAATAAAATATTCTTCCACCATAAAAGGAAATGACTATAACCTCTCAATGGTATGCTTTGACTGTGATGGAGGATTTGTATATTTCTTGCTCGGTGAATTATCTGATTCTTCCTATGATTATTCTTCAGATTTCAAAAATATAGTTGATTCTGTCGCAATATCGTCTGTTCCGGCGAAGACAGAACCGGAAGAAAAAAATGCGACCACAGGTGAGATCAACGCCTTAGAGAAAGCGTTGAGCTATCTCAATTACACATCCTTCTCCCGTTCCGGTCTGATTGACCAACTCGAATACGAAGGGTTTTCTACCGAAGAAGCTACTTACGGCGTAGATAACTGCGGCGCAGACTGGAACGAGCAAGCTGCCAAGAAAGCGCAAAGTTACCTTGATTATTCGTCCTTCTCCAGACAGGGGCTAATTGACCAACTTGTGTTTGAGGGATTCACGCAGGAACAGGCAGAATACGGCGTGTCTTCCGTCGGGTACTAACTTCATTCCCCCGCCGCCGAGGGCGGCCAAAAATAAAAAACGGAGGAAAACAAAATGAAAAAGAGAGCCCTAATTATCCTACTCGGAGGAGCGTTTGCCCTGTCCTTGTGTGCTTGTGGAGAAAACGATACCACAAGTCAAGAACCCTCTTCCCCGCCTGACCTCACCGGAGTATGGACGCAGGTGGGAGCAAGTGAAGGCGACAGCTACCAACAGGCAATCATCTCAGGAAACACCATCACCATCAACTGGGTCGATCCGGAAAGCACGGCTCTTTACTGGGCTGGCACCTTTGCCGCACCGACCACAACCGACGAGCCATACACCTGGACCTCCGAGAATGATACGTCAAAAACCGGCACGGCCCTTCTGGCAGCAACGAGCGAAACGAAAGATTTCACTTATGAGGACGGGAAGATCACCTACGAAGTTTCTGCGCTCGGGAGCACAACTACTGTGTCCCTGGAGAAGACCGGGGATGCCCCGGCTGTGATCGAGGAACCAGAGTCAAATTATGAAGTGACAATTGACAGTGCATCTATCGAGGCTAATCCCTATACGGGAGACCGGGCCCTTATCGTAAACTGCACATTCACGAACAACAGCGAGGAAAATGCGGCGCCAGATGTTGCCCTTCATATCCAGGCATTCCAAGACGGGATTGAATTGGATCCAGATTTCTTTGATTCTTCGTCCTATGATTCAATGTCCGCATCAAGGGAGGTGCAGCCGGGTAATACCTACGAATTCCAGAAAGCATTTGTACTGACAAACGAGACGTCCTCAATTGATGTCTCTGTGAGCGAGTTGTTTGCTCTTGACGGTGGAACACTCGCGGAAAAGACCTTCGATCCGGCCACTCTCGCATAAAAGCGCATAAAACAACCGCCCCCGGTGCTACCAACACCGAGGACGGCTATAGGGGCAGTAAACTTTGGACAGGGTACTGCCCTCTTATTTTAACCAAAGATAGGAGGAATTGCAAGTGAAATGCAAAAAATGCCATACTGGATTGCCGGAAAAGGCGAAATACTGCCCTCAGTGCGGGGCAAAGATCACCTCCGGCCAGGCCACGAAATCCCGGGGGAACGGGACCGGAACCGTATACAAGCGGGGAAAAACGTGGACCGCCGCCAAAACCCTGGGGTACTACGTTTCGGAGGACAAGCTGCACCGGGAGGTGCGAACCAAGGGAGGCTTTAAGACCAAACGGGAGGCGTTAGAGTATCTCTCCATCCTCGGGCGAGAGCCAGCAACGAAGGCCCGCACGTTCCGCCAAGTGTACGACCTGTGGTTTCCGACCCACCAAGCAAGCGCGTCCACGATGGGATGCTACCAAGCGGCAATGAAATGGTTTAAGCCGGTGTGGGGGTATAAACTGGATTATATCACCATAGAGGACCTGCAAGACTGTATGGACGATTGCCCCAAAGGCAAGAGAACTCAGCAGAACATGAAAGCCGTTTGCGGGCTGATCTACAAATACGCCATCCCACGGGGCCTTGCACGGCTCAATCTGGGCGAGTATTTGCGTGTAGGGGGTACGGATACCGGCCCGAGGGAAGGCCTGCCAGAGAGCGCTGTAGAGGCCCTAGAGAAGGCGCAGGACACCGTACCGGGAGCGGACTACGTTTTGTGTCAATGCTATTTGGGATACAGGCCATCGGAACTGCTCACCCTGGATGCCTCGCAATACGACCGAAAGGAAAAGGTGTTCCGGTGGGGAATGAAAACCTCCGCCGGGAAAAACAGGGTTGTGACCATCTCCCCCAAAATACAACCTGTTATTGACAGGCTTACTGCCAACAAAATTGGAGGGCCGATTTTCTGCCGCCAGGATGGAGGCGAGATGCCGATCGCAGAATATCGCGAGTTGTTCTACTCCGTCCTGGATGCAATCGGAGTGGAAAATCCTGTGAACGAATTCGGGTACCACCGCTATACCCCGCATTCTTGCCGCCACACATTTGCTACCCTGCTTAAACGAGTTAAGGGGTCAGACAAGGACAAGCTGGAATTGATAGGGCACACATCGAATGAAATGCTACGGCATTATCAGGACGTTGATTTGGAGGATTTGCGGAAAATAACCGACGCACTTTGAATTTGGCCTACTGCATACAAATTGCACACAATAGAGCCGCAAACCGTTGGGGTTCAAGGGATTTGGCATGTATGGGGTTCAAGAGGCCTTGAGTTCGAATCTCAACACTCGGACCAAAAGTTCCGAAAACTAGCCTAAACAGGTGGTTTTCGGAACTTTTTTGTTGCTCACTTTTTCAAATTGATTTTCGAAAAATTTGGCTATTGCATACCTATTGCATACACGGAAAAGAGGCCCACGGAGGGCCTCTTTTATTTTTCGATCAGCTCGCGTGGATCCACTTCTAAAATATCCGCGATGGATAAAAGATTTCGAGCGCTCATGTTCCCGGCCTCGCTTGTCCCCAGCTCGACCCGCCTGATCTGGCGGATGTTGACGCCGGAGGCATCTGCAAGCTGTTGTTGGGTCATGCCCGCATTTGTGCGGGCGGATTTCAGCTTGTTCTCCATAAGCATTAGAGGGCATGGTATATGCTGTCGCACATGGATTCAATTTCGTCGTTTTCCCAGCCGCTAAAATCTGGCTGCTTGGAGTAGGTTTCGCTCCTGTCGATGATGTACATTGACATTTTATATTCCTCCTTAGTATCTCCAGATCCGGAAGTGTGGATCTTCGTTGACGCTCTTCCCGGTGCAGTACTTGTACACCTTGCTTCCCATGGGCCAGGTTGCCATGGCAATCAGTTTGCCGCCGTCGTACAGCTCTAGGGTGTCCGATGTCCGGCCGTATTTCATGGCGACCTCTCGGATGTTCCCGAGCTCGGTGTCAAATTCGGCCATGTTGGAAAATTCCCCGTTGTCATAGCGCTTGACGTGGTAGGTTTTCATTCGGCTCCCTCCTTATTGGCACGATCCCATTCTCTTGTCAGAGTGTACGCCGGAAAATCCAGCCCCCGGCAGACAACGATGCGCCCAAGAACGGTCTTCCCTACGGTGGCCTCCATGACCTCTGCCTGCTCCCGGGTTATAGATCTGAGCCACAGCCGTTCGGCCATCCGGTGGAGGTGGGACCACAGGGCATCAGCTGCCTGTTCTGCCGTTAAAGGCTTCCCGGTGAGGATGTATTTCTCCCCGCGCGCCAATTCGGCCTCGTAGAACTGTTCTACCTTCATCCAGTCTGCCCCGAGGGCGTCCAGGATGTCCAGAATTTGAGTGGTGTGCTTCTGGCCCAATATCTCATGAATTTCCACGTCATTCTCTCCTTCCTTTTCAAGCGGCCACGAACTCGCCGGTCATGTTGTCAACGTACCCGATCTTCTCAGTGCGCTTGCGGCTCCAAGCGTTGGTGTAGACAGCGACCTCAACATAGGTGCGGCTCTTGCCAGCCTTGTTCCAGTCATTCACGCGGACCTTGGTATTCCAGTCAATGTCTGCGGCAACAGTCTCGGCGGTGTTGATGGCCTTGGCCAGGGCCCAGGCGGCGCGGAGTGCAGTGCTCATGCTGATGTTGTTAGTGCGGCGGATGTTCCAGGCGTTTACCATAATCTCATGCATGTTGTACTTTTTCATTTCGCTTACCTCCCGGGGTTCTCCCCCTTGATCTTGTCTATATTATAGGCTAATTTTAGCCTATTTTCAATTCATAAAGTGCCCAAACATGACCGGCTAATTTTGTCCTATTTGCATAAAAAATAGCCCCCGATCTGAGTGGTATCTCAGTCGGGGGTTTTGTGTCAGGTTGTGTGTTTTACGCGGTCCATGACCTCCGCCCGCTTGGCATCGTTGAAACGGCCCAGGTCTCCCACCAGGTAACCGGTGATCCGGCGGATGCGCTGGAACGGCACCCGTTCAAAAACGGGAGTGATCCCGAATTCGTCGGGATTGCCGGTGCGGCGGATGGAGATCTCGACAACCTTTCGTCCTTCTTCCTGCTCCATCATGTCGATGGCTGCCTGGACAATCTCCTCCGGGATATTGTCTGGGTTGTGGATAGTCATTTGAGCAACCCCAGTCTGCCGAGGATGGCCACAACCTCGTTGCGCTTCATGTGGCGGACGGGAGAGGAACCATCGGAGACGCCGGCCTCCTGTGCCTTTTCCCACCAACCTTCCTTCTTGGACCAATCATCATCCGGCAGGGTTGCCGCATGGATCTCGGCCTTCTTTACCAGTTCGTACGCCTGCTCGTTGGTCATCTCGGACAGCAGTTTGTTGATATCCATATCCTCATCTTCTCCTTTCAGTCGGGCGTTCACACGCTCTGCGATTTCGCCATATTTGCCAAATAAGTAGTTGCCAGGGCACGACTTGCCCTTGTCCGTGGTGTACCGGTGGGGCACCATGTTGCACACAGCCCAGTTTCCGGTAAAGGCCGGGCAATACTGCTTGCCTTCCTTCCAGATCAATTTCTTGATGCCGTTTCGCTGGCAGATGTCCACACAGAGGTCGATCAAGCTCTCGAAGGCGGCTTCCGTACATTCATAAGGCTCCTGGTAGCTCTGGATACTGGACACCTCGATGGTCACCACCTGGTGATCCACCTTGTGGGAGCAGCACCAGGCCCGGTTTTCCTCGAGTACGTACTGTCCGATGCGGCCATCCGGCCCGATACCGTAATGGCTAGAGGCTTCGGAGGTTTGGAACACCTGCCCGCATCCCTCCACGCTGCCAGGACCGGCCATAGTGTGGATGGAGATGCCCTTGATTGTCCCCTGTCTAGGCTTGGTGCAGTGAGGGGACAATTTCGTGTATACAACTAGCTTACTATTACTCACCAGCGCTCACCTCCTGTTTTACTTCGGGCAACCCCGCAACAGAAGTCAGCAGGGAAAGAACCCCGGCCAAAACTGCGGCGGATACCGCCATAATCCAATTGACATCGGACAGCACAGCGGCTGCACCGATGGTGGCAACGGCAGTCTGAGCCATAGTCTTGATGGCTCTTATCCCGGCAGCCTTCCACCAGAGTTTCCATTTTTCACTCATTTCTTCACTTCCTCTCCGTGCATTGGGAGCCGGTCTATCTCTTCCATAACGGTTTTGAGATGCCCGTTCCCACCAAGATTTTTGTACGCTTGGTACATTTCAACCAAATTTTCCTTCTCGTCCAGAGTGATGTGCCCTCGGATGATGTAGCACTCGCCGAGGTACCGGACCCGGTCGATCATGAGCACTTTTTGCGCTTCCAGCAGCGCGTCCAGTTTTGTGCTTGTCCCTTTCTTTGCGGCCCATCTGTGGTTGAGGATTGCTACGATGATGGCGGATAGGCCGGAGGAACCGAGGGCTACAGATACAAGCGTAATCAACATTTCCATCATCCGGTTGCCTCGTAAACCCTTACGGTAACTGTCTGCGCTGATACAACCGGAAATTCGCTTATATCCATGTCCTCTCCTGGGACATTATAAAACGTTGCAATCGTTCCGACCCCACTTGCGTTCAACAATACATTGTAGGTAGGATCTGTAAATGCAATAATAATGCTGCCTTTAGCGGCTGAGATGGTTTGACCAGAAACATCCAAATGTTTTTCGATGATAGAGCCGTTTTCTATTGTCGAATAATAGCAATAAACCACTGCCGGACCATACTTAAAGGCAACTGAGACATTCTCCGCGTTTCCTCCACTCCCCGCAACACTAGGATTCTGAATCATAACGCACCTCCTTAGCTCAACGGTTGAATCACGACATACACAGTCAGATTGCTTGTAGGTACAGTCTGGCAGGTAAATGTCAAACTGTTTGTAGCCTGCCCAGTACACATGATCCCGGCCTCATAATACGCAGACTGAGATGCAATAGCGGGAGTTGGCGTAATGAGTTGTGCGGTCTCAGTTGCAGACACGCCGGAGACGGTGACGGTTTGGGTGTTGGAGGACCAGCCAGCGGCGGTGAGGGTGATCGTGCGAGCGAGGGGTTTGAGAGCGTCTACGTATTGTTTTGTGGCAGCCTGAAGGTCTTCAGTCGGTTCGCCATTCAGAGTGAGCGCCCCCGTCAACGTCCCCCCGCTTAACTGCAAATACCTTTCATCCGCCTGCTCCTGAGTGAGACCGCTTTCAGGCGCATCCACAGCACCAACCGTGTTGTCTGCGGTGAAGCCGAGGAGTTGGCCTTGGGTTCCGGTGGGTTCTTTCATTAGCTTATCGCCACTAGTCTGACTAGATCCACCAACGAACACATCACCAGCGAACCATGCGTTGCCGTCCCAATCGAGTGTGTGAGCGTTAGAACGGGTATTTTCAGAATTGCCGTTGCCCACAATGTGAGCATATGTGTCGGAATTATCCTCAATATTGTATTTACCTTGGACGTGTTGGTTCTCTCCAGACGCAACAGTAGCTGCCCCTTCGGCATGAGAACAATCTCCGGATGCAACAGTATTCGATCCTTCGGAATGGGCTTCGTTTCCGGATGCAGTGGTAAACATCCCCTCAGCATGGGACGCACGCCCAGATGCCTCTGTTACATCCCCCTCGGCGTGAGAATTCATACCAGATGCGATGACCCGCCACCCTTCGGCATGGGAATATTCTCCAGTTGCTTCATTGTGTTCATAATCATTGAAAATTTCCCCAGTAGGATCAGATTGGTCTGCCTTGCCAACAGGGTTTCCCCACTCTGCGCCACTTGCTCCCCTTTTAAGAATCTGCCCCTCAGTGCCCCCTTCAGGCAATCCGCTTGGGGCGTCGGACCATTCTTCACCTGTGGAGGTTTTGGTGAGGACTTGGCCGGTGGTGCCGCCGGAGGGGTTTTCTAAAAACAAACTAGAAAGTTCGCTTCTATCCGAGACAGCTATTCCTGAGTCATCAATGTAAACAACATAGAAATTCAAGTCGTCTATATCTGTAGGAGAACTGCCTAAATTATGAATGCAAGCGAACATTGCATAATCCTTTTTGATTACTGCGGGATAGAGCACCAATTCATCGTCAAACACACAATAAATCGCATAATTATTTTGATACGCTTGAAAAATTTCTGATATAGTTTTGTCCTGACTCCCGGTGGCTGAAACCCTTACCACCATCACCGGCTTATCACCCCACGCAGCCCCATCAGCAGACTTATAGAGCATCTGCCCTTCGGTGCCACCATCAGGGAGACCACTAGGCGCGTTTTCCCACGAACTTCCATCCGCTGTCTTGGTCAGCACTTGCCCCGCCGTTCCGCCAGTGGGGTTCGGGATGGCTCCCACATCCTCAGCGGACGGAGTCCAGGTATCCGGTCGTGCGCCAACATCCTCCGCATCCAGTGTAACATCGGCGCTGAGCGCATGTCCGTTAACAGTTCGGCTGGTAGGCACATAGTCCATCGGGGGTAACTGAGCGCTCGGAACCTTCCCGGAGCCGTCCAGGGATGCAACGCCGTTGGCTTGCCCCTTCTGCCCCATCGGGATATAATTCCCGACCAGAGAGACGGTTATGGTATCGTCCACATACTCTTTGGACGCCGCGTCTGTGTTGTCGGTGGGCTCCGCTAGGTTGGTTATCTTATGACCGCCCATCTGGAGCGCCCCGGTCATGGGCACAGAACCGTCCGACATGAAATCGCCGGAGCCCGTGCCGTTAGACCCATTGTAAACCTGGAATGTACCGCCGGTCTGCCCGTCAGTGAGATATACGGTATAGGTATCCGTGGTACCAGGCGCGCCAGTGCCGGACGTGCGCTCGATACGGTCTACGCTCGCGCCGGTGGGGCCAACCTCGCCCTGTTCGCCCTTGGGACCGATGACGGAGCCCGCGTTGATGGGATCCCCGGCAGAGAGGGTGATCACCAGGTCGCCGTCCTCGTTGACGGTTGCGTTGGTAACGCTCACGCCCTGGGGGCCAGTTGCGCCAGTTTCTCCGGTGTCGCCCTTGTCGCCCTGGATCCCCTGAGGCACCCCAATCACAAACAGCAAATTCCCCTCGGGAGAGGTTGTTTTGGTCACGGTAACGGAGGATCCCGCCGGGAGCGTCTCTCCTTCCATGTTCATGTTTTCGATGTAGGTCTTCGCCTGCTCTGCCTCTGCGGCCGCGTTTTCGGCGTCGGAGGCGGAATTCGCGGCAGAGGACGCGGATGTCTCCGCCTCATTGCGGGCGGTCTCGGCATCTGTCTTTGCGTCGCCTGCCTGAGTCGCCGATGTTTGTGCAGCAGTAGCACTCCCAGATGCCTGGGTGGCTGCTGTTTGGGCCTGCCCGCTGGCCGTTTCGGCCGCCGTTTTCGCGGTCTCTGCGGCGGCCTGGGCAGCAACAGCAGCGTCCCTTGCGCTGGATGCCTGCCCCGCCGCTGTCTGCGCCTGCTCCACAGAGTCGCCGATGGTGCCGGCGGCGGCAACGGATTGATCCCTCGCCGTTTCCGCTGCGTCCTGGGCGTTTTCCGCCGCGGTCTGTGCCGCCGCTGCGCCCTGTCTGGCTGCCTCAGCCTGGGTGGCGGATTGGCCAGCCTGGGTTGCTGCGGTTTGGGCGGCTGTTACCTGAGACGCAACTGCATTTTGGGCGTACCCCTTGATAAGCTCCCCTTTTATGCTGGATGTGGTTGCATTTTGGGAGACAACGAGCAGATCATCGTCCCCCATGGCGGAGGCTGTCGGCAAGTCGGTAATCGCCTTTGGTACATTAGCCATCCTCTTTCACCTCCGCCGCGCCCTTTCCGGCCTCAGCATAGGCCATCCGGAGCAATTCTCTGGCCCGCGCCATGATCTCCACCTGTTCCCCGGATACGGGGATAGCGGAGATATATTTAAACGCCTGGTCTAAATATTCCTGCATCTTCGTCATGTCAAGAAATCACTCCTTTGTCCTTTAGGGCTTCCTTTATTTTCTGTACCTGGTAGATCAGCAATGGGATGAATTCGCCGTATCGGATTGCGTATCGGTATCCGCTTTCTTTGGTTTCTTCATCGGTCCCCCAGGATTTAATGAACGCCGCGAAATCCTTTGTTGGGATGTTCAACTCCGAAAGGGTTTCCTCAAGGTCCTGTGCAATAATCCCCATGTGGGTACGGTCGCTTTGCCCGTCGATGAATTTGAACGACACCGGGCGCAGCGCGTCGAACACAGGCAGGAACCGATCCAGCCCGTATTCCACGTCTTTTTTGAAGTTGAGGTCGGACGTGTTTATAGCCGCGTTGACGGAATACACATCCCCCCACCGAACTGTGCTGCGCCCGAGTGTTACAGACCCATCGGAACTGGGCGTCGGGGAGCCGCTGAACGAAAACCGGCCTGTGGACGTTGTGCCAAACGAGCAGTTTGTGGTATCCACCCACCAGTTGCCGGCAGATGTCATGCGCATACCGCCGCGATTTGTGACGAATTCCAGGCCGACGCCGGTGGTCGTGGGTGTAATTTCGATGGAGCCAACCGTGCTCCCTCCCGACGCCAACAGTTCCACCGTTCCGCCGCGCAGTATGGATGCCTCCACGGTGCCGGTTTGGATTTTTGAGCCGTCAATGTATGTGGTGCCCCGGTAGCTCCACGCCTCTACTTTATCCTCTGCGTTGTTGGCAGTGTTGTTGGCCGCGTTAGCCAAGCTGTACGCTCTGTTTGCCGTACTCTGCGCGTCATTGATATCCCCCTGGACGGAGCTGGACAGGTCGGAAAATGTAATGGCCCCTGTGAGATTCAGGCGGTCCGCGTCAATCTGGCCAGTTTTGATACAGGCCCCATTGATGGTAGTTGTACCGGAGGACAAGCCGGTAAACGTAACGAGGCCATTCATTTTGATGGTTTCGCTAGAGATTGTCACATCTCCCACTTTAAGGGAGATTGTGGATGATGTTGACCCGTTGGACACATCAAGGGTTATTGAGTCCACCTTGACGGAAATGCTGGATATCTGCCCCTCCAAATCCTCTGCGATACCCTCTACCTGTAGGAGGATTTCGCTGGCGGACTTGGATATCATGGACCGCGTCCTGGCCAGTTCCCGATCGTACTGCCGGCGCTCCATGGATTCATAGGGATACTCATCATCCACCTCGTCCAGGTCCGGCGCGGAGATCTCGGAATTGTACAGGCGAGAAAACGACATGTTTTCGTTGGCGACAACGGAATAGATCCCGCCAACGACAACGCCGTCCCCGATCTCCGCCGCCGGGTCCATCAGGGCCTCCCCAGCGGTGTAGGGCTGGTATTCCACGTTCTGCACAGCGGCAAGGATGGAATTCGCCATGGCCTGGGACGCCCAGGCGCAGGTGACCTCCAGCGTTCGCCCCGTGTCATTCCCTGCGGTGTAATAGGTCTCGCTGTCTACGCTGAGATTCACGCGAGAGATGTTGGACGGGATGTCACCGATGTCCAAACTGCCTGCTCGGGATCCAAGAAAAATAGAGTCAGACAAGGATCAACACCTCCCCCGCAAACTGGATGGGCTGGCCGTACTCCGTCACCAGGTACCCCGCTTGTTCCGGGATATCTCCAAACCGGATCAATCGCAGCTTCCCTTCGTCGGTAATGATCCAGTTTCCCGCATCGGAAACGGCAATGAAGGACAACGCCTCCCGCATAGTGAGGTCCCCTTCTTCGTCCACGGGGTACTCAACGGGGAAATCGTCGGAGAGAACCGTGCGTGGATCCACCGAAACGCCCATGCGTTGGGCAATGTCCGCCACAGCAGTTTCCTGGGGCATGGGCCAGTTATCGTATACATAGTCCTCGTTGAGCCAGACGTTTTCCGCCTTTAGCATAGCGTCGTAGCCAGTTACCGTGAGGACGCCGGATACCTTATCCAGTTCCCGCGTGGAGAAAAAGAACACGCCCTTTGGGATCCATTCGCTGACCTGCTCGCCCAAGCACACCCGGACGAACACCTGAATTTGCGCCTGCCTCGGGATGGTCCCGATTGGAATGATCTCCATGTCGATCTGCCTGGCATTTACGTTCCCGACCCCCGGGGTATCGAACAGCCCGCCAGAGATGGACAGGGAGACGATATTCCCCTGGGTATACTCCTGCCCCGCAATGTCCAATTTCAGTTCTGTCCAGTGGCCTGGATCAGAAAAAATCTGGTTGTAGAGGTCGCTGGTCGTGTGCATGGTATCACCTCTCTACCAGAGTCATGGAGCCGCCCTCCACCCAGGTGATCCCGGATTCCACCTTCTCCTGAGTCATCTCCGGGCCCTCTACCCAGAACACTTTTGTTTTTTCTGTGCCGTCCAGGTCCAGGTAGGTCACTGTGGATGGCTGGGTGATGAGGTCGGCGATAGCATAGGCGTTTTCCGCCCGCATCCGGGCGAACTCAACATCAAGCTGCACCTTGCGAATGTTGCTGCGGTGCTCGATGCCGTCCATGGTGACCACGCTGCTCTCCTGCCGGTAGATGGGAGATTGCGCGATTCCGCTCTCCGCTAGATAGCCGGAGATGTCGGTGCCGTTAAGCACAAGTTTTGCTTTCATGCACGCACCCCCTTAGATCATGGGCGATTTCGCGGTCCGACGGGCGTTTCCGTTCAGTGCCGCTCGAAGGTCGTTGAATGTTGCTCGGTAGAGTTCCTTGCCATTGATCACCAGCGGGATCTCCACTTGGTAAACTTCCCGGGTTGCGGCCCCTCTTGGCACCGCTGCTGTCGCTGCTTGGGGCAGGGCGGATGGGGTGTTGAGGGAGGGGCGAGTGACGAGGGATGCACCGTACTCAAATTGAGACTGTACTTTCTTGATTGTCGCTGCGTTTGCAACAGAACGAGCCATGTTTTTAACAGACTTAACGGCATCATTTGCCGTGGAGTCAACGCCAACCACAACACCCTCCGTAATAGGTTTGCCGACCTTATCGCGAAAATCCTTAGACGGAGAGTTTATCCTAAGCTCGCTTCTTGCTGCCGAAAGCGCGTTGCGTGCCATTTGGCGAAGTTTTGAGTTCAACGCATTCACATTGATTGCTCCAGCGATTGCGTCGTTAATGGCGTAACCTATAACAGTGAAATCTCGAACCATTTGATATCCGACGCTTCTGGCGGTGTTTATCATGGAAACCATTTGGTCAGTAACGGTTCCTACGGCAGAGCTAATGCCACTCGCTACTTCTCCGTCCGCATCTGTACCAATTGCCGGGAAATTCCCTCCGGCGACGGCAGAATCGCCAGTGGATTTTGTTCCAGCAATTAGCTCACTCATAGAGGAGTAAACCGTTGGTGCACTACTATCGATTCCTGACGCAGTGTTTTGTCCTATCGTCGTCCCCGTTGCCGGGAAGTTAGACGATTGCACGGTAGCATCCGCCGTCGTTTTCGCTCCTGTCACTACGTTAGCGGCGGCATTATTTACCGTTCCGGACTGACTGGTAATCCCCTCGGCAACGCCTTGCGCAGCTGTTGCACCGGTCTGTTGCGGCTGTCCGTCGTTCATCGTCGCGTCAAGGGTTGTCTGCGCTCCGTCCGCCACAGAGGCGGCCGCCATGTTAACCGTCCCCGCATTGGTGATAATCCCGTTAGAAACCAAGAAATCCCATGCGGCGCCAATCTGCGCGGCGTCCACACCGGGCATAAGTTCTTGCATCAACTGCATGTAGATTTGCTGGGCGGAACCGGTAAGATGGTAAGCGCCTTCGTTCATTCCGGTTCCGATCGCTGTCGGAATCTGAACGCCGCCCTCTCTCGCTTCATTGACCTGAGTCTCCAATGCAGATCGCTGTTGCTCTAACAGACTTGCCCAACCATTCCGTTCGGTTTCAGACATTTGGTTCCAGTGTTCCGCAATATAGACCACCATGTTCTGATAGTCTGCCTGCATCTTAGCCACATTTTCCTCCAGAGCGGCCTGGTTATCCCCGGATGCTTTTACGATATTGGCGGAGGACTGTGCAATGGCTTGGTCTAGTGCAGCCATGTCGCCCGTGGTTGCATTGGCGATCTGGTTATAGGTTTCCAAGGTCTGATTGTAGCTGTCCCATGTCCCCTGGGCCGTGTTCAAGTTCTGCTCGCTCTGAGCAAGGGCTTCATTTGCTGCATCCAACTGGATTCGTAAATCAGAATATTGTTTTGCGGTCAATCCACCTGTATCCGCAAGCATACCCTGTAAAGTATTTACTTGCTCCTGCGCCACATTGTAATCCCTGGTAGCCTGAGTCAAGTCTTGCCACGCCTGCAACTGCTTAGTAAGCGCTTCTTCGTATGCCGGTTGGATAGCATTTAAGGCGGCTTCCTGCTTCCGCGCAAAAATCAGATCATCGATAGCGTCGGACACTTTGTATACCGCTCCGGCCTCACTTTCAGACGCCGAAACCGCCCCAGGGACCTTATTGTTTATGTAGTCTGCAAGGTATGCGGCTCTCTCTTCGTATCCCTCGATAACACGCCCATTAGCATCCGTGATACTCTGGAGTTCACCAACATACTGCTCCACAATACCCATCTCACTTTGGATGGATGCCATAGATTCACCGACGGACTCTTGTAAACTATTGAAGGAATCTGCATGTTCGTTGATCTGGTCAGTAGTTTCCTGGATGCGATTTGCAAACTGCTCCGAATAACTGATGTATTCCCCTTCGCTCTGACTGAGCGTCACAATCGCCGCCGCAACACCGGCTGCCGCTGCGCCAAGCAGAACAAACGGATTCGTAAGCGTTGCGAGAAGGCCCAGGCTAGAAACCAACTGGCCAATTTTGGACACAACCGAGGCAGCAGCAAGAACGCCGATTGCGGTAGCAACACCCGTAATGGCAGGGATAGCGATATCACTGCTCTCTGCAATATCCAGGAAACCGTTTACCAAGTTGGCCGCAAATTCTTTCACCTTTGCCACCATAGGAGACAGGGCATCTCCCGCTCGGGCCAAGGCGTCGTTTAGATCGCTAGACGCTTTGTTGGTCTCTACGATTGCAGAATTGGTGTTCCTCCATTCCTCCGCTGCCGAAACAAGACCTTGACGTGACAACTCCTTTAAGACCAGATTGGCTCTCTCTGTTTCGCTATTTGCGCTCTCTAGTGCAGCGTTAAACTCATCCTCGCTGGTACCCGCCCAATTGAGCACGTCGGAAAATGTCCCGGTTGCCTTTGACACCCTAATTGTCTCATTTACGGATTCAGCTAAGGAATCGATTGGAATAGAATCCCCATAAGTCGCCCAAGCGCCAATGGTCCCGTCTATCATCTTGGTCAGGTCCTCTTGCGAAAGACCTAACGCCTGTAGGTTAGACAAAGCCGTTGCACTGGACTGCTCATCTCCAAGCACGGAGTAAAATTGCTGGTAGCTCTGCGCTGTCTGTTCGGCGGTGTACCCCGCTTTCTGGCTGGACACCTCCAGAGATGCCATAATCCGGCGATACTCAGAGGTAGACTCTACAAGGTCTGCAATGCCGCTAACGACGGACTGAATCCCGTCGGAGAGCATATCCGCAGAGAACACATCCCCAAAGGCGCTGCTGGCCTCTTTGGCTTCATTCCCAGCATCGTCCAGAGACCGGTCCAACTTGTCCGCTGCGTCGGCAGCGTCCTGCATAGCACTCCGGCTCTGCTTTAGCTCCGTGGAGAGTTTTTCAATTTGCGAAGCGAATTGTTTCGCCTCGGACGATCCGTCGCCAAACTCTAATACGGCATTGCTATATGCCTGTTTTAACCCCTTGAGGTCGCCCTCCTGCTGAGAGATCTTTTGACTCAGCCGGTCAAAGGCACTTACGGCCTGGGTAGTCTCCGTAGAAACGCCACCCATTTCAGCCTGGAGCCGGTTGATTTCTGCGGTTGTATTGTTGATCTGGGTACCCAAATCATTGACAACCTTGTTTTGGCGGTTATAGGCATTGTTTGCCTTTGTCACCGCCATCACCATTTCGTCCTGGCTGGAATACTGCGCGTTTGCAGCATCTTCCGCCGCCTGGGCCAGCTCTTTTAATTTTGCGGACTGCCGGTCATACTGGCCATTCAATACAGATAGCTTTTGTTTCTGTGCCTCCAGGGACCGGCCCAAAATATCAGACTGCTTTGCCGCCCGGGTTTCAGCGCTGTCCAGCCCAGACATAGAGGTGACGGCGGACTTCATTTCGCTGCTCAGATTCTTGATCTGAGAATTTATCGCTTTGAGTGCAGACGAAAATTCTTTTTCGCCATCAACGCCTACTCGAATAGATACATCCGTTGCCATGCAGTCACCTCCTACTTAAAACTCAACAAGCGCATGAATTCGCTTTCGTTGTCCTCAATCGTCGGCTTGCGTTTTGCGCCCTCGCTTTTTATCTGCTGGATCGCGATGAAATCAAGTAGTTCCCCAAAAGGAAGGACAAGCGTCTCATGCCGAGAAAGACCGATTTTCATCCCATACCACAAAAGCCAGGCAGAGGTCAGCTTTCCTCCTGCCTGGCCTCTACGTTTTTTTCGGGCTCGACCTCCACAGTGGTCTTGCTCCCCTCTGCAACAACAGAGGAAAGGTCAGCAAAAATTTGCTTGAAGTCATCAATCCCGATGCAGGAAAGCACTTCCTTTTCAGTAACTCGGGGAGGAACCTCCATGCCGTTATATTCAGCGTAGTCGCTACCAGCGTTCATAACCTGAGTTAAGAACCACATAGCATCCGCGGTCTTTCCGCTTAATACCTGCTGGAGCCCCTTGTCTGCATCGCCATACTTCTCCTCCAGGGCCACAACGACCCCGGAGGAAAAGCAAGCAAGATGCGTGTTCCCTCTAAAATTCACGTTAATTGTGCGCATCACGCACCCTCCTTCGCTGTCACCGTCGCCTTACCAGCCTTAACCGCCTTATTGGCGGCATCAGCTTCCACCACGCCGATCTCCTGGCCAGTGGTCGCCTGGATGGCAGACATCCCATTCCAGGGCGTCCAGCTAGACACATCCTCGCCATATTCTGCCGGGAGGGTAACGTCCGTGTTCACCTGGTACACATAGTGGTTCCCGTATGTAATGGAGGGCGCCACGGTAATTTCGGTTTCCCCTGTCTCGGACCCTGCGGCGCTGGAAACCGTCAGTGTGCCCAGGGTCGGATTAGGGTTTGTGATGTTCAGCGCATCCTTAATAGCTGCCTCCGCGTCGGCCTCGGTGTCCATGGGGGTGGACTGCATCTGCCAGCCGTGTTTGACGCTGTCGTCGCGCATAACGGTTGCAGTCAGCTCCTTGGCCTGCCACTCGATGGTCTCGCCCTGAGTGACGGCAGAGATGCCGGGATTGGCGAACTGGATTTTGTTGAAAACCACCGCAATCCACTTGGTCTGGCCGCTCTGTTTGGCCTTGATGATGCCGCCGAACCCAACATAAGGGATTGCCTGGTCATCGTCGTAGACAATCCACTGGGGGCTGGAGGTGGTCACACCATCCACGTCCATGGCCTCCTGCTTGAGGCCGAGGATTGCCAGCATGGGAGAGGGAAGAAGATCATCCGTGGACAGGGTGATAGTGCCGCCGGAAAACTGGTTGTCCGTTTCTGCCACGGCGTTGTCGGCACAAAAATTGTTGCTGTCCCCCTCTTCCAGTTCGAGGGTCAGCTCGGTGGCCTTGCCGATCAGGCCGCCGTTGGAGTAGGTAACGGTGTTGCCATCGTTGCTGTAGATGGCGTAATAGGGTTTGGATAAACCGATGGTTGCCATATGCGATCATCCTTTCGAAAGTTTTTTGAATTCTTCTTCCGCTACCTGGACCATCCGTTCTCTGGCTTGTCCTCTAGTAGCTCGAAGCGCGTTCGCGAAAAACGGGATTTTCTTTGAGAACGAAGTCCCGGACTGCGTCGCTCTGGCGATCATGATATTTGCCTTGCCGTTTGCGTTGTAATCCGGTTGCTGGAAGCCGATCAAGGTATTGATGAAACCGTTATCGTCCTGCATATCCGCAATACCGAACGAATCCTGTAGCCCAGCTTTCTCCACAGCCGTAATTCCATTTTTGGGGTGGCTTTCTGTGCCCCAGCTTTCATCAATAGGGATGGCGCTGATGTTCGCAGATACCTGGTTGGCAATAATGGCGCTCCCCTCATACACAGCCTTTTTGACTACGTCATCTGCGTTCTCACCTAGAGATCGAATGATTTGGAGGTACTCATTGATTGCATTAGTCGTTACCTTAGCCTTCGGCATCGTCTGTCACCTCCCAATACCATTCGTAATGGGTGAATCCCGTTTCCTCTTCGTACTGCGTGGAGTTCAGGACCCAGGCGATCCCGGCGGCGTCAAACGCTTCCTCTATCTGTTCTTTCCACGGGTCAAACTCCTGTTTGGTATACAGGTCTGTGTACCCGGTAACAGCCTTTTCCGCGTGAAGGTTGCCTGCCTCCAGGTCGTTGGCTCCGGTTTCTCCCCAGACGAAATACCGGTCCGAATGCAGCTTTTCGTCGTGGCTGACAGAATCCGTCACCGACGTGTGTGCAGAAATGATTGTTTCGTACCACCTCATCATGGCACCTCAAATTCTTGCTCGATTTTGGCGAGGGTGATGTCAACGGATTCCGGCCATACATCCATCACGGACTGCACCAGATCAACGCGGTACTGACGTCCATCCTCTGTGATCGCAACATTTTGGTTGTTCACATTTCCGACGCGCTGCGTCCTGATTACCCGCTCAATGTCCACCTGGTTTTGCCGGCCGCTATAGTAACGTTGGATCCCTAAACGCTGCTCTTCGTAGCGGAGGGAAACCTTTTTCGTCAGCTTAGGTTCTGGCTGGTATCCAGGACGCGCAGCGTCCTCCACAGAATAGATGGTTACAACACCGTCGTTGTAACTCTGGGTGACCTGGTTACTGGGACGATACGGTGCCTTCCACGGCTGGGACATACTCGCTCACCGCCTTTTGGTTCTGCATCCCGATGACAAGGGGCTGATAGTTGTTTTCAAACACGTCGAGCGCTCCGTCTCTTGCGTACCGCACGTATTCCATCAAGAGAGTGCGCGGAAGCCCGTCCTCCATGTAGTCTGCCTCCCCGCCATATTTCAGGTCCAGGTACACAGACCCCGCGGCGATGAGGCCGGACACTTTCGCGTCCGTTGCCTCATCGTCCCAGGTGATGTTCAGGTAGTTCTTTACATCGGCCAGCAACGTTTCAGGAATGTTTTCCCGTTGCATACCATCACCCCTTAAGAGCTTGCCAGGATCCCAGCTGCACGAAGGGAAGCCAGCAGGCCGTTAAACTCTTCCATAGTAGGAGCTGCGGCTGCGTCTGCAACGGCAGTGGCCATCTTCACGCCGCCCAGCGCGCTAGTGGTAGCAGCAGGAAGCGTATAAGAGGGGCCGGCGGGGCCCTGGGCCCCAGTATCGCCCTTGTCACCCTTAGCACCCTTCAAATTTTTGAAGGCGAACGAAAACACTTTGGCAGTATCAGGGCCAGATGCAGATACCGTTACAGAGGGTGTCCCAGTGTTGGCGTCTACGGTAGCTGTGGGGGTACCAAACCCAGCAGCAGCACCAGCGGGACCGGTAGCACCTGTTGCCCCAGTTGCCCCGGCGGGTCCCTGGGGGCCGACCTGCTCATTCTGAACACCCTGTTCGAGCTTATTCATCTTCTCGGCGGTGATAAGATCACCATCGGTCCAAGTCGTGGGTGTATATGCCATCTGAAATCGTCCTCTCTGGTTCAAGTCGTTCCAATCCGTGCTCTTCCAATCTCCCCCGAGCCAACGAGCCCGGTATCAGCCGGGGGTGTTAACCCCCCGACTTGGTCACCGTAACAGTGTAAGATTTGTTCGCGGTACCATTCGCTGCGGTCACCTTCGCGATCAGGGTGTTTGCGCCTTCCTTCCAGGTAACTGCTCGTCCATTCACGACGGGAGCGGCTGCATCGTCGCTGGGCCCCTGGTTCGTGATTTCGATGGTCGCATTTGCGTCTGCCGGGATTGCCATGACCGTGTTGGTAGCGTTGGTGGTAGACGCGGTATAGGTAGTAGTACCGGCTGCAAAGGCGGGAGACAGGGTCAGGCCGCCGATCCGCAGGTCTGCCAGATCATCCACATCGGAAGCAGTGGGGGCTGCGACCTGCTGCACCTTCCACACGGCGGGCTGGATGGCGGAGATGTCCAGGACGAAGAAAGCGTTGTTGTCCATGGGGAAGCCGTTTGCGTAGCCCTTGATCAGGTATACGCGCTCATCCTCCAGGAACCGGTAGTGATCGGAGTACTCAATCCGGCCGTCTCGGGCAGAGCCGATAGCGGCAAAGTACTTGTACCCCAGGCCCATGATCGCCTGGCCCTGCTCCACAGCGGGGGACTGGATTACAGTCATGGGATAAGGCATCACGTCGTTGGCGTAAGTACCGTTGGGGGTCATCATAGTGGTAGCAGGCATAATCTTCTGGAAGTAGTCCACAGGATTGACCACCAGGATCACGTCACGCACATTTCTGGCCTTGCCATTAGGATCCACCGCCATGAGGGAGAGAAGATTACCCACAGTTGCGGGAGACAAGTCGGACACAGCCACAGGAGCCTTTACGGGGTATACGCCGCCGGTCACAGTCACGTTGTCGCCGACCTGGCGATTCATGCCGATGGGCATCTCGTTGCCGTCGCCAGCCACAATACCGGCCTCCAGCCCGTTGGCATAGGCCTCATACAAAACCTGCCGCACAAAGCTATCCAGCCATTCAGGGCCCAAATCCAGCATGGCCTTGCAGACCGGCATAAAGGCGGACAGCTTGAGCAGGCCGGTGTCCACTTCCTTGAATCCGGAGGTCAGCTCCCGGACGATCTCGTCACACAGCTGGCCCCAGGCAGCTTCCTGGTAGCCGTTGGTGTTCATCATCATCCGGATCGCGCCACGGGTGTTGGTGAACTGGATATGGGACAGCAGAGGGTGGGAAGTCTGGAGCTCATCGAACACAGCGTCAATGACGGTCTCAGGCATCACCACATCCAGGTTGTTCAGAGCCTGGCGGGGATCCTTTTCCTTCATGGCGCCGATGAGCTTCTGATAGAAGACCCTCTCCTTGCTGGTGAGCTGGCGCACGCCACGGGCGGTCAATACAGAGGTGTCAATCCCCTGCTTCATCTCCTCCACCTGCTCGGCGGCTCTCTGCTGCACATCGTCGCCGATGTTCTGAATCATCTCGTCAAAGGCGACCGAGAACGCATCGGTGTTGCCGTCCTTTATGGCCTGCTGAATTTGGGCCCGGATCTCGTCCCGGGTCAGAGCGTCATTATTTCTCATTCGGGTCAGTTCTCCTTTCTGTTATCAAAAAGTTTCATGATAGGGTTGATAGGAACGGACTCTTCTGCCCTGGGTTCCTCCGGGGGCTCCTCTCTAGGTTTCTCCTGCTTGGGCACCTCAGAAAACACTCGCTGGATAATCCATCGCTTGGCTGTCTGGACTACAGGAGCCGACGGGTCTGCGGTGATGGCCGTAGCAAGGCCGTACTCCAGCGCCTGCGCAGGCGTCAACCATGTCTCCGCCTCCATCAGTTGACGAACGGTATCAGCATCCATACCGGCCCGCTCGACGAATGCATTGATTCCAACGTCGGTCATGAAATCCGCCTCATCCGCCGCAGCACGCAGGTCTTTGGCGTAGCCCTCGGCACTCATCGTCACCTGGTGGAGGTAGTAGGCGGACAGGTTGGACGCAATCCTCTCATCGCCAGCCAGGAATGGATAGAGGGCCGCGCTGGCAACGAATCCGTCTCCATATGTCACAACCTTAGCCTGGTGCTGCCGAAGCGCGTTGTAAATCGCCCAACCTTCCGAAACGGATCCACCGTAGCTGTCGATGTGAACGCGGATTTCGTCAACCTCGAGCGCCTCGATCTCGCGACGAATCCCATTTGCAGATACATCTCCATCAAAAAATTCGAATGGTACGATGTCGCCAAAAATGTAGATATCCGCCGCTCTGTCGGCTTGCTGGATTGCATAGTAATTTCTCACGTTGTATCACTCCTTCCCCGTGCTTAGGTTTCGGGTAGCTTCCCCCATGGTGGCTATATTCAAGGTCATAAAGTGTTCATCGCCCCACGGCTCTGTAATCGGGGGCTGGTTGGCCGCCCGCAGCACGTCGTTGATGGTGAATGCGCCGGACCCGACCAACTTTTCCACGTTGGCCGCGTTGGCGAAAATATCGAAGTGAATGATGCTAGAGGTGTCAATCCGAAGGAAGTTCCCTCGGCTCCAACCCTCATACCCGTACCGCTTCCGATTGATTTCCTCTTGGAGTTGGTCCGCAAGAGGGTCGATGCAGTTTGTGAGGAAGCGTGTGTTGGCATCCGCCGTTCCCTCGACAGAGCCGTTGACCAACACGGACGGGATCAGGAACCCCCTTGCGGTAAAGTCGAAGATGTCCTCTATCATGGCTCTGATATCCCTTGTGTCCCTGCTGGCACCAGAAGCCCCGCTGACGTTTTCGTAGGTGTATCCGTCGAACTCTGGCAAGATAGCTCCGTCGCTTTCCAAAAACGGCTTAACCTGGGCGGCAATCATCTCTTGAAACTTCTCTGCCCACCCTTTGTCGCCCTGGGCGATTTGATTTACATGAACCTTCCAGTGCTGGCCGTTCCCCCAGGTGTACGCCTTCATCGCCGCGGACACCATCCGCCAATAGGACTGGTACAGTCCGTCCAGGATTGGCTTCATGTTTGTTTGGTTCAGCCTCAAGTGGATGACGCTGTTTTCATAGAACGGATACTGGAATTGGTACTCATCCACTGTGACGCCGCTATACTCGTTTTGCCGGGAGGGCCACAACGCCGGAGGTTCCCAGGTGTCCGCCACCACAAGCGAATCAAGGTCGCCTCGCTTCATCGTGTCTACCACCAAGGCCTCGTTATTCTGGTACAACCGAGCGACTAACTTATGAAGGAACGCACTGGAGTTTTGGTTCGTGTTCGGAGATACGTTCCACAGGTAGTACTCTCTCCCCTTTACCTCTTCGTTGGCTTGGAAGGTGCGGAATTCGCACCGCCCCAACGCATTGGCAACCATGTTCACGCAGACCCAGAAGGACAACTCGCGCACCTGGTACTCCTGTGCAGCGTCGAACAGCTCGCGACAGGTTACCTCAACAGGGTCAGACTGGCTTCGCTCCCGAAGCCATCGAAAGAAATTGATTCCCACCAGTTCGCCTCCTTTCAGTTTTACTTAAAAGAAAAGAGCCAACCGCCGATCTCTCGGCAGTTGGCTCAATGGCTCTCGAACTTGGAAACTGATTTTATTTTTCCCAGCGGATTTCCCCGCTCCAATTGCAACGGGTCCCATCCTTTCGTTTCTGCTTGCAAGTGACATACACCCCGCGGGCCCCCGGCGTTACCGGGTGGATCTTTTTCCCGCACCTAGGGCAGCAAAACCAGGTTTGTCCATTGAATTCTTTCAGCACACGCAAACCTCACAATCGAATGGCTCCAACAGGCGGAATTTCCACCGGCATCCCGTCCCCCAACGTTGGCTCAACAACCATGCTGGCCACCAAGGCCATAAACGGGTCCGTTTTCCGGCTTCTGGCTTCAATCTTGGCGTAAATAAAATTTCCTGTATCCACACCGAGCTGACGGCTGCTTGCCACCCGCTTGGTGTTGTTCACCGCCCACCGAAGACACGGATTGTCCCCCCAGTGGAACAGGCCACGGTCAAAGCATTCTTGAATGACTGGTTCCACCTGCATGATGTCAGACGGGCGAATCATCTTGACTCGGGTCTTGTCCGCTGCGTCAAAGCCGATCTTTCGCAGGCTCTCCGAAACTAACGTCCACCTGTAGTGGTCCATGGCAAGCATTTTCAGGTTGTATTTCTCCGCCGCCTTGGCAATGTATTGGGCCAGCAAGTCCGGATGGATGGACACATCGTCCACCACTGTTACCAGCCCGCGTTCAGCCCACTCTTTCCACGGAGCTTTCACACGGCTCAGCATTCTTGATTGTAAGCACATCCAGGCGTGGTTGATGTCGTAGCGTTCCGCTCCCCTGCGAAAGTGCAGATTCACTGCCGCCCAGTCGGACAGCTCGGCATAGTCTATCCCGACGGTGCAGGACCATCCCTGAAGATCTGGTACCGTTTGGTTTGTGGCCTTGACCTTCTCATAATCGGTCACCGCGATCTCCTTGAAGCCAGCACGGATTCCCATGCGTTTGGTAATGAAATCCCCATTCTGCTCCGGGTGGTCTTTCCAATCCCGGTACTCGTCCGCGATCTCTTGTTGGAGGTGCGGCATGTAGTACAACGACGGATTTGCCATGAACCAGTTTTCTGGATCGTGAACTTGGTCCTTAGACTCCAGGCAGCAGATGAAGGGAAGAAACCCGTTGTCCTCCTCCCCCTCAAACAGGATCCTTCGTCCTCTGGCCAGATAATCGTCCAGCGGTCCATCCGAAACTTCTCCGTTGGAGGTGAAGATTCCGACGCGCGGCTGGGCCACCTTCCCCTGGCCGGTGATAAACACCTTAATATTGTCATAGTTCTCAAAGGCATGGACCTCGTTGAACACTACCTTACCAGAGCGCATACCGTCCCGGCCCTTCGGGTTATTGGTCCGCCCCTTCATAACCCCTTTGTTCTTTCGGCCTTGGATCAGTTCTTTGGTATGGTAGTAGTGCTTTCGCAGCTTGTTCTCCCACTTCGGCGTCTCCAAAACCTCTGCCAGATCCTTGACCGGCGTGACGGCCTGTTCCTCATTGTTGGCACAGATGTCAACATTGTAGTGAGCGACCGGATTGTACGGAGAGATGGAACACGCAGAATCGAACGCAATGAATCCATCCTTCCCAGCACCACGGCCTACCATGCAGAGAACCGTTTTCCACCGTGGCGTCCCGTCCGCTTTGTAGGTGCAATCCCAAAGCGTAAGCAAGAATTCCTCCCAGGGGAAGAGCCGATCATAGGGGAAATACTTTACCAACCCGAGGTAACGCCCAAGCTGCTCAAGATCCACATGGATGTCCTCTTGGGAAAACACGCGCCGAACATAAGCCGCCAACGCATGTTGTTCCATGCAAGCCCGCGGTATATCCTGTTCCACGCTCTCTAAATATCCAAGGACCTCTTTAGGGATCTCACAGGGCATCGTCATCACCACCGGATGGTTTCGCATTAAGCGCCTGATCCTGGAACCCGAGGGCACGCCAGATATTTAACATCTGGGAAGAGATTCGGGCGATCTTCTCTACGCTCTTGTTGTCTGTGGTTCCCTTCTGGTTGGCACCGTTTTGGTACTCCACATACACCCCGCGCTCCGCGATATCTTCGGCCAGCATTTTCTCCAGGCACCACAGACTCATGTACTCGTTGACCTTATCCACATAAGGCCGGCTCACCAGCCCGCGGGATTGAAGATCCTCCAACAGATCTTCGCGAAGCTGCTTGTAATCCGCGGTCTTTTCGTAAACCGCGCACAGACCAGATGCCTTTTTCGGCATGTTATCACCTCACCTATACGCATAGTATAGTATATACAGAAAGGACTGCACCCCACACGACCGGCCGTTTTCGACCTCACCTCGTTTTTTTTCGAGGGGGGGGTACAAAAATTTTTCAGTCCCACCGCTCGTCCGTCAGCCAAACTTTTCGTGCGGGAAATTTTTTCTGCGATTCCGGATGTAAATCCTCATGGCATTTTTTGCAAACGCATTCGAGGTTCCTTCTTCCGTTCTCATCGAACACACTCAGCGCAAGGTCTGGCCTGTCCTTAAGATGGTTTATGTGGTGGACGATATACCCTTTAGTGTATCGCCCTTTCTTCCTACACTCTTGACATTCGAAATGATCGAGCCTCAACACCTCGGCCTTAAGCTTTCTCCACTCCGGCCAGGAGTAGAATGCATCCACGTTGTCTGCAGCAACCATCCCGGAGAGTTCTTGTAGGGTGTGGGGCATAATATCATTTCACATCCCAGTAATATCTACGTTCCCATAAATGAACATATATTATTTAGTCCCAATCTTACTTCTTGTTGCAAAACACATCTTCGTCCGGCATTACAAACCTGTAGTTAAAAACAATAGCTCCTGCTCTTGTTACCATATTGTCGATGTTTTGGTACGGAACCGATATTCCATTGCTTGTTACCAGCTGAGTATCTGCCGGCATCCCTGCGAACGAAGTCTTTAATGAACATATCCTACCAGGCGCAACTTGTACCACATCCCCCTCCGAGATATGTACACCGTTCAGAGACGAACTTCCATTAGTTAAGTCAAGGACAAAGTGGAAGCTCGCCCCTCTGCCCCCCCCCATAAATCACAGGGTTTGTAATCATATTGATACACTCCTTATCTCTAGTTCATACGACAACTACATTTTCAGCGGGCATAACAAACTCACAGTTTTTTTCCCTTCCTCCAAACTCATTATACGGAACAGTCTTGCCAGATTCCGTTCTGACGTTTGGGCTTGGGCCATTTCCAAGATAATACGCACTATGGACAAATTCCCCTGCGGAGGCATTGCTTGGAAATCCATAGTAAATCACACCTCCGCTATCAAGTTCTGTTATTGTGAATACCCCCCCAGTTTTAGGGGCGAATGGATTGTTTATCATGTTAATCTCTCCTTGCTAAAAGATACTCTTCATATAGTCTGATGAGCAGATACCGCAGATCGTCCGGAGTAAGCCCACGGTCTTTTGCAAAACATATGAGGTCGCTCCACACGGAATTCATCCGCTCTTTATGCCTCTGCATGTCCAGGTCGAATCTCTCCGGTTGGTATCCATATTTGCTGGACACCTCCCCGACCTTATGCTTTTTAATTCTACTTGCTCTTGATATGTTGTCTTGCATCATATGGTGGCTCCCCCTGGCCTCGAACCAGGATATTCCCGGTTATGAGCCGGGATCTCTGCCTCTTGAGATAGGGAACCGTATATGGCCCTAAATCCTCGGGCCATGCTGCGGGTTGTTGTCCGGCTTTGCCCGCGAGCCGGGAAAAGAAGGAGGACCCGATATTCATGCCGCCTCGGTGCCGGGCGGCGAAGCGAAAACCCACTTCTCTTTTATTATACCATACCATTTTCTGAAATCTATGAAATTAGGGAAAGCGTCTTTGTACCCAATGCTTAAATCAAGAAAAAAGTTACTCCATCGACTTCTTTCCCTGATTGGATCCTACGGCTCACGCCGGATGGCGTCATGTAGTTGTCTGCGGCGGCTGCGATTATGGATGGATACGCCTTTCTCTTCCCGTCCCTTCCGACCATAGCGCATGGCTTCCTGTTTCCGGGTGCGTACATCAGATTGGAAAGAGCCAGGTTCTTTGGATCTCCATCGATCACGCCTACACTATACCCGTCTCTCTTCCCATCCATCCAGATGTCCCGCATAAGCGTTTTTATAGACATGTTTTTGACTGTCCCTTGTAGGTGGATGGCCACCATCATGTATCCCGCCCCGGAATTCCAAAACGTTTTCACGACGAATGGAGTTTTTCTCCCCCGCCACGGATGATAGCTGCGGATCCTCGCCATATTGGACAACTCGTACATCCCATCCGTCCCAGGAATCGGGCGCCATTGTTCATGTTCATTTGTGTTTTTCATGGACATTCCTCATTTTCCCCAGATGAATATCTTCTGCATTGATCTTTCTGCAAATAATTTTGTAGTTATCGTCAGTTACCAAATTAGGGCGTATCACCACGCACCGTCCCTCTCGATCAGCCTGGACCAGCTCCCGCAGCCGATCCAGGTCGTACTCGTCGCCCAGGATGTCCTCGATGGCGGCGAGACGAAGGACAGCATCATCAACACCGCCTCGTATGCCCCACGATCCAGATTTTAAGGTGTGCGTTAACCGCTTCACTTCTCTAGCCCCTCCGTTCTGGCTTTTTAGCTCAATGATTTCCTCCGGCTCCAGCCCGGTGTCCTCGTAGGCGGCGAGGCGGTCAATCATTTTCAAATAAGGGCATGTCCGATCTGAAACGTTTGGGCATTTAAACGCACTTTTGCAATATTCCGTGCTGCACAAAAATCCTCTTGTTTTTTTCCCAAATGTCACAAAATTACCATCTCGTTTTGTCAACCGTTCCATTCAGTCCTCCTTCTTCGAACCGCGCCGCAGATACTTCGGCATACACTCTCCCCATGGCCCGAGGATCTCCTGCGCCAGCTCCACGGCTTCTTCTTCATAGGTGTGGGGAATCTCTCCGTCCTTATCGACGTAGGCGAACCACATTTCTGCGAGGGCGCGTTTCAATTTCTCGTTTTCTGCCTGGAGCGTGGAGAGGGCGGTGGTAAGGTCTTGGATCAACTCGTCCTCGATAGATTCTCTTTTACGGCTAAAACTTTTCCCTTTCCTGATCAGCTTCTCAATGTCCGTCCTGCTCTCTGCGGCAGACTTATCGGCCGTCACTCCATGCGGGCATGGCACGCCATCTGGCAAGTGGCACTCGGGCTGCCCGTTGTATTCGCACTCTTCATGTCCATAGCATTTAGTCATTATTGTCCTCTTCTCCCTCCGGTGGGCGGCGGTAGTAATCGGCGTAGCCAGCAGCCCGTCTACAATAAGCGCATGGAGCGCACTGCCCATCAAGGTAGTAGCACCCAGCACAGGTAAGCGGCTCGTTCGGCGGGGTGAGGGTGGGCTGTGCGTTGATTTCCCACAGCACATCCTCCAGTAGGCCGACACCATCAGTATCGTCAACGTCCGTATGCGCGTCGATCCATTTCTGGACGGTTGCACGGAGTTCTGCTCTATCGATCGGTTCAATCTGTCGTACTGCCATCTTTTTGCACCTCCAATCCATTCCCTCCAAACGGTCTATATTCAATTGGTTCTTGTTTCCCCTCCCAACGCCATCCACAGTATGGACAACTTTTGCAAGGAGTTGGCCGCCCTGTGCAAATTACACTATTTATTAGTATATCGCCACATTTAGGGCATGTCTCAACAATCATCTTTCAGCGCCTCCAATCTTATGCCCCCCTCTGTCAGATATGGCAGTCAACGATGGTCAGGTACCATCCGGCCTCAATCGCAGGCTGGATGAATCGCTCTTTGTACTCATCTCTGAACTGCTCCATCTCCTCCGGCGTTTCGGAGCTCATGCCCCACCACCCCATCTTACCTTTTGCGTGCCATGCGCCGTCCGGGGTCACAACCGCGTATGTGGAAAATCGTGTTTTTGCTTTGATATATGCCTCCTCTGAAGGATACAGCCGGTTGAAATATTCAGGCGTAAAAAACCTTCTAGCAAAGCAGGTCTCGAACGGTTCTAGGTTTTCGCGTCGGCGCTGCTCCATGGCATCGAAGTCAATGTCTGCCACCAGGCAGCAGTCGTATTCGTCATTTTTGTACCTGCCGCCCCCGAAAATAGACGGCGTTCCGCGTAAGCCTGAGCCCTTGGCTGATACCAGCAGCCCTGGCCAGCGGCCTCCGAGCTGATACCAGTCCCACTTGGCGTTTGGGTTCTCCCAATATCCGCGCTTTCCGGTTTCTTCGTCGACGTCGAAGTCCTCGTCCTCGACGAACGTCAGGTATTCTTTCGGGCAGTCACCCATGTTGTTCTCCTGATAGGGGGCGAGGAGCCGGTCGACTTCTTCTTCCGTCCCGGTCTTTGTGAACACCGCAACTGTAAAGTGGCTCATTTTTTCATTCCCTCCATTTCGTTAATTCTCTCCATCACCATCTGCACGGCTTCGTCCGTTAGCGGCCTCCCGCACACAGGGCAAAACTCAGCATTTGTCCAGACCACTTCGTCTCCGACAACAACCGAAAACCCACGGTCATCTAAAAGAGAACACTCCCAATTTTCAGACTTTTTGCCCTCGTTGTTACACCAAGAACAACCCATCCACACCTTCTCCACCTGCTCCCTGGTGGGGGCCATATAATTCCTCCAGTTTACAATGCGCTCTTTTAGTTCTCTATTTTCAGCTTCCAGTTCATTCTCCCTTGTCGGTGGGATGAGAGCGTCTAGAGCAACATCCAAAGCGGCTATAAACTCGCTAATCCTGTCTGCTTCTCCACAGACCTCGATTCCTCCATTTTTCAATACCTTTATGGCTTCTTCCCTCGTCATGCTCATGGGTGGGCCTCCCCAAAGAATAGTTGGCGAATCGAAAGAAGTTCTTTTTGTGCGTGATACCTCCATATCCCGAGGTATTCGCTCAGGTTATCCGTTTCGATGTGGGAAGCAATCTCGACAACGCTCATGTCGGAAATTAAATTTCGTAATTCCTCAAAGTGTTCTTGGCTGCGACCATTTTTAAATGGTTCATCCGGTTCCCGCAACGCCTCCGCCGCCATCCGGTACATCTCCCGAGCGGCTGGGCCTGGCGGGTGCATGGTTTCAAACCATTCGGCGGCTTGTTCTTTAGTGGCTTTCACTTTTCTCCCCTCCATCGCCTTCACAAAACAACTCTTCGCAAAGTTTTTCATATCGTTCGTGGATTCTATCAAAAGCCTTTTGCCATTCTTTTCCGTGCCCAGCTTCAATTCCAACTGCAACATGAGCCAACTCATGCGCGAATGTTTCTGTCTGTATCACAACAGGTTCATTCGCGTTCAACTCAATCAACGGAGGGTTACCATCTCCAAATCCAGTGCGTCCGAATCCGTCCTTTATGTCTGGATTCCAAATCGCCTGAAAATTTCCTGCTTTCTCCGGATAAAGTTCCTTGAATGCCTCGAGCAGCAGGCAAAATGGATCATTCTCGAAGGGGCTCTGCATTAACTTTCTCATTGCATCTCCCTCCTCAATGCCTCACGGCTTCCCCCCTGGTTATGTAATGATGGATCCCAGGTGCGCACTCGTTCCAGCGATTTTCGTCAAAATTTTGCACCTCTACGGTCTCGCCGACGCGATAGACGAAACTGCTATCATAGTCGCTGCAAACCTCATTCCCGGCTGGTGTCCCATCCAATTCTGTAATGCTAACCACAACGGCTTTATTGGCCCGGCATTTTCTACTGGTAGAAGAGGATCTTTTTGCATCAGTCGGTATTTTAAGCTTGACAATTTTCCCATCGGCTTTCTTGAATCCTATGTACTCCCCTACTTCGGGGCAGGAGAATGGATAGAATAGATTTTTAGCCGAATCTATGTATTTTGCCCAGCTCATGACGGCCCCTCTCATGTCGGCCCCGCTCATGTCGGCCCCGCTCATGTCGGCCCCGCTCATGTCGGCCCCTCTCATGTCGGCCCCTCTCATGTCGGCC